TTCTCGTCACCTACATCATTAGCTCTTTCAACACTTACTACAACAGGAAAAAAATTTGTTTCATTAAAATTTGGAAAATCTTTAAAATTTATACCAAAATCTCTTGAATAAGGGTTAAAACTTTTACCCGTAATTGTTTCATCAATTACTGTTGCTTGAGATGCATTGTTTGGATTGACTTTTATTAAAACTCTGACGCTTGTAGATTCTCTATTACCAGTTTCTGTATTAAGTTTAAAAAATTGATCGAATTTTATCTTTACCTGAACAGTGTCAATAGATGAATTTGTTATAGTACCGGATCTTGGCGTTGCCGATCCTCCTAATGGAAAGCTACATTCTTGCCCTTTATCACCTGTAATAACTTCACTTGATTGTTGTTGAGCAGCAAAAAGAACTGTATTATTTGCAGTGCCATCTTGAAACTCAAAAGTTAGTCTATCTTTTGGGTAATTAAAATCAGAATCTATAGGACTTGTATTACTTGCATCAGCTTGTAATACGGCAGTTTTATTTAAAAATAAATCTTTAAGAAAGGCATTTTTAAATGCAGCACTAGTTTTATCAGTAATTCTTGCTTTACTTGCAGTTGCAGAACCTTCAATCTGACCTTCTCCTATTACATCTACAACTGTACCAAAATCAATAGATTTAAGTTTATTGTTGCCAAGTATAGCTTCAACAATTTTTCTTGCTTGAAAGACCATAATACTAACTATTTACAACTTGAAAAGTATCAACAGAAGAACTAACAACTGTACTACCTACTAAAGTTTCTCCATAAATAATATTAATTGGAACACCTTGTTTTGTATTATTTAAAAGCCCTGTAAAAATATAACTAGGATCCTGTGGGTCTTCTTGTCTATCAAAATTTTGAGGCTTTGAATCTGGTGCAAATAATTCTTGTATTCCTACTGACAAGAGTTGTGTTCCAACAATAGTAAGACCAGCACTAACAAGTTTAGCTAATAAAGCACTACCTAAAAGTGTTGCTCCTACATTTATACTTAATAAACCAAGACCAGCAGCAAGGAAAAATATTTCACCATGTACAACTGGTATGATTTTTATTTCACTTTCTGTATGCATATCTAATAATTCTTCCGTGACTCTGACATTACCAGCCATAACACAATATTCTTGCTCTTTTATATGTTTTCCTACACCTTCAAAATTATTAATCAAAAAACTAAATGCTTCTTTAGGACTTCTCGCATTTATTTCAAATGTAGATTGCCCTATAAACTTTCTTAGTCTGCCATAAATAGTTAATTTAATCATTTAATTCAGAAGGATATAAAACAATAATAGACTCTGTTTTTGGTTCAACAAGATAAAAAGGTAAATCATTAAACTTACAGCTTATTTTATCAGCATGACTAAATGCCATTTTTCCATCAGGGTGGCTATGTACGATACCAAGAACTTCTCCTTGATCTTCGCCATCTGCCCAATCAAGTGGATCTATAACAAATGACTTTTCTTTATATGCACCTGATATATTTTTACATTTCCAATAGGTTTCAATACCATCAATATTAATTATTAAACCGCAAGACTCCTCTGGATAAGCTTCTGTAGCATCCTTAAAAGCGTCTGTAGCCCATGTGTATTCTGTCATTAGACAAATGTTCCGACAGCAGGAAATAAGTCTCTTGTGACTACTCTCTGAGGTATTAACCTATTCTCTAAGTCATGTGCAGCAGTAAGTTCAAATTGTACAACTTGCCTATTTTCAACAGCTTTTCTATCAATTACAAATATCTCATCACGCAATCTATCCGCACTAGGAGTTCCAAATGGATTTACAGGGGGATTATTATTAATGGGAAGAAAATTATCATTATCTAAAGCAGAAGCAAGAGGCATTTTTCTAGTAAACTTTGCACCTATCAAATCATTATGTGGGGTGACTTGATTCACACTATTTAAAAAATCACTCATTGTTATAACTAAGCCTGTTGATGGATTTTGAACTATACCACCTAAATTTGAAAAAGTAATGGTTGGTCTTGATATAGTGCCAGTACTTTTCTTATCAAAACCTTGCACTTCAACAGCAACTCTTTGGTAAGAATTTGACTGAAATATTACTTCCCCAAAATTATTTAGATTTGCACCAGCATGGAATCTATACACAGTAGGCAAGCTTTGTGGATTGCCAGCAGCTATATGAGTTCCCACTGTAAGCTCTAGTTCAAATAATTCAATTATAGAACTTGGATTTATTTTATTAAGTTCAACAAAAGGTATTGCCATTATGCCTCAAATACCTCTCTAAAAACACAAGATAATCTTACTCTGTTTAAAAATGGAATTGATCTTGGAAAAGAATCACAAACAAATTTTCTTGAGCTTGTTTCGCTTGGCAATGTGAAATCAAAAGATGCACCATCTGTAATTCTTGAATTTAAAAAACTAATAGCTGTATTAGCATCAGTTTGTGAAAGTTCAAAAACTAAATTTACAGATAAAGCGTTCTGATTTAATCCCTGAGTTAATCTTTGCTCAAACCCATCACCAAAAGAAACCACGTTAACAGATGGTTGAGGAGTAATTCTTGTGTTATAAACTGGGTTTGCAATAGGAAATGTAGCCATTAATTTAATAAACCTCCAGATCGTTTTTGATTTATTATCTCAGCCTGTATTGCTGCTGCAAGCTGCTCTCCAAACTGATTAGCATCTGAATCATTACCTTGAACAGAAGTGCCTGAAACATCGACATTTACAACAATATTATTTGTAACTGACTCTCCACCAAGTTGATTGTTTGGAATAACAGTGCCAGCAGTAGATGGGACAAAAAGTTCAGGCCCACGTTCTCCAACTATTGAAGCTTTTCCTACTGGTGGCCTTCCACCATCTGCAAATAGTCCGCCAATAATACCACCTAAGAAACCGCCTAAACCTTTACCGCCAGATTTTTTAAAGTTTTCTTGAAAACCACTAAATAACCTATCAAGTTGTGCATCAATAATTTTATCTCTAATTCTGTTTAAAGCATTAGTCATTGCTTCACCAAAAGTCTTTGCACCTGTAATAGCATCACGCAAATTACTTTTTATACTATCCTCTATAACTTGGCCAACTTCAGCAAAAGCCTCTTTTAATTTTTTTGCAGCCTCTTGTTTCTTTTCAATAAGCAATTTACCTTCTTTTAACTTTTTATTGATTTCTAAATTTTTTAATAATTCCTCTAACTGCTCACCTTTAAACTTTTTTTGTAATTCTATTTTTTCTAATTCAAATTCTTTTTGAATTTTTGCTTCTGCTGTTAATTCTTTTGATATTTCGTTACTTTTACTAAGATTTTTATTTGATTCTACTAAATTTTTCTTTATTTTTTCAAATTCAATAGTAAGTTCCCTTGCTTCTGCTTTTTCTAATGCTTCCTCTAATAATTGAAGTTGATCGTTTGCATCCTCAATATCTTTTACCAATCCTTTTGCCTCTGCTGATCTTCCATCAGTTTCAAGAGTCTTAAGTAAAACTCTTACGCTCTCTATGGCTGCCTTTGTATCATTTATTCTGCCCGTCAAATCTGCAACACTACCTTTCTCTAATACATCATTAAACTCTTGTTGAATATTTTTTGTTTTCATCAAACTTGCGGCAAGCATACCAAGAGCAATAACTACTAAACCAATTCCAGTTTTTGCAAGTGCCACTTTAAAAGTATTTGCTGCGATTGCCGCAGTAGCAAAGCCAGCAGATGTAGCCGCTAGTGTTGCCTTTGTTCCAACTAAAATTCCTGTAAATATTTTAAATCCAGCAGCTAATCCAGCAATATTTACTTTGAGAGCTATCATTTGAGGAATAGCAAAAGCAGCTGCTACAGATAAAGCCTTAATCGCTAAAACAGCACCTGTAATAATCAAAGCAACTTGCCCTTCTTCACTATCAACAAAATTTGTAAACCCCTCCACTAATTTGGCTAATGCTACTGCTCCGTCTGCCAAAGCAGGAGTTAGTTTTGATCCAAGAGTAAGCTGTAATTCTAGTAATTCATTATTTAATTGTTTAAACTTTTCTGCTGGTGATTCATCAATAATTTCACTTATTTGTTTTCCTAAACCTTCAGCGGATTTTGATAAAGCTCTAATAATAATATCAGATTTAAGTAAGCCCTTTGATGCAAAATCTTTTAACTTGCCAGATGCTATTCCTGTTTCATCAGAAATAGCTTTTAATAGCTGTGGTACTTGTTCTGCAATACTTCTAAATTCATCCCCTTGTAAACGTCCAGAACCTAAACCCTGAGCCAACTGTGTAAACGCTGCACTGGCTTCCGTAGCATTTAATCCAGCGACTTTTGCAATACTATTAAATCCAAAAAATGTTTTTTCAATGTCAGCTAATTCAACTCCCAATGGTCTAAGTCTTGCAAAAATATCAGTAATACCTTGAGTTGCCTCAACAATAGATAAATTGAATTTATCCTGTGCTTTTGTAACAAGATTCTGAACTTGTGCAAACTCTCCAAATTCTGAAGTAAGAACTCTCATTCTTATTTGTAAAGCTTGAAAGTTCGCTGTAGTTTTGACAGTATTTCTTGCAAGTAATCCTATCCCTATTCCAGCAATCGCAGTTCTTAAGCCACCAAAAGACTTTTGTAATTGATTAGTTTTATTATTAACATCTTGCAAGGCTTTAGTAGCACCTCTCGCATCAACAGTAAGTTTTACATTTGCCTGTGCCACAAATAAAAAAAGCCTTTATTATATATTACCTTGAATTGCGTTTTTGTCGTTGCAAAGCTTTTTTTTCTTCGTCAGCTTTAATTTCATAATATCCAGCCCAATAAATCAGCTCTGCCTCAGTCATATTCATTCTGAGTTCTTGCACTGTCTTGCCGAGTTCTGTTGCTAGGAAAAACTCAAATCTTAACCAGCTATCCCCCTTTATTCTTTTTTTGCTGTGTCAATATCTAATTGAATATCATTCAAGAAAAGTTCTAATTCATTTAAAACTTTTTCTGGAAGCTGTCTTTGTAATATTGGAGCATCTGACATATCAAAAGCTAAAGTTCCATCTTCTTTCTCTGCCATCTGACAAAGAAGTTGGGTCGATATAATTAAAGCATCATCTGAGCCAGCTAATTGCTGTGCTTTGACTCTTGCATATCTAGTAATAGGTTTAAAATACAAAGTCATAATGACTTCATCTTTTGAGTTTTTTACGTCAAATTTTCTTCTGGTGACCATTTCATCTTGAAATGCTCCAAGTAGTATGTCTGCTGTTCTTTCAGTTGCCATTAATAAATTAAATATCTGAGGTAATTGTGCCAGATGGCTTAAATGTAATGCTAATTGTGTTTACGTCACCCATAGATGAACTCTGTTCAAAGTTAGTTATTAAGCCGCTGAAGCTTATTTTTTTAGTTCCGCTTGCACTATCAGGAAAAAGCTCAAAAGATGCAGTTCCAGCGTCACCCGTAGTCAATACACCATCAACAAAGGTAGCTGTCTCACCAGATGCCGCAGCGTCATAAACCAATTCAGCAGAACCCTCACCCTCGATAAGTCCACCAACAAATGATTTAAA